GAAATATTATGGGACAGGAATGGGGAAAGATAGTACACGTAGGATCATCACTACCATCTAAACCAGAGCAGTATGCTTTGTTTGTAGGAAGATGGCAACCATTACATGACGGTCATAAGGCTTTGTTTAAAAGAGCATTAGATGAAGGTAAGAAAGTTTGGATTGCAATTAGAGATATTGCACCAGATGAAAAGAATCCATGGACAGCAGAAGAAGTATTAAGTAATATAGGTAATGAATATAAAGAACTTTGTGGTCAAGGTGTGGTTAAAGTTAGTATCATCCCTGACATATGTTCAATTGAGTTTGGTAGAGGAGTTGGTTATGATATTATTGAGCACATACCTCCCGCGCAGGTAGCAGAAATCTCAGCAACTAAAATCAGAGAAAAACTAAAAAATGGCAATTAAGAAGTTTCAAATCAGATTTAATGTCCATAGTAAAACAGAAAATGAGAGATGGAGACTCATTACTGATGGACAAGAAGAACTAGTATCTAATATTATAATCAATGGACATACTGCTACTACTATGGATTGGATGGAAGATATCCAGGAGTACAAGTGGCATATCAGTTGTGAAGGAGAACTAGTAATTAAGAACAACATTGCTTATGTTACTACAGTAAAAGAAGAATCTGTATTAGCAAGACATGTCCTTAAGACAGTATCATATAGAATATTTGGTACACTTACTACAGTAACTGTAGCATATTCACTAGGTGCATCTCTTAGTATGGCATCTTTACTAGGTGTAGGAGAGTTAGTGATTAAACCGGTTATATATTTCTTCCATGAGAGACTCTGGTATAAATACATAAGAATTGGAAAAAAAGGATAATGGCTTTGTAGTTTAAAATATTTTGAGTATATTATAATGTATACATTTAATATTTATAACCATGGACATTTTAAATTTTATTTCTTGGATTAAAGCAGGAGAGTACAGAGCTACTCTTCCTACAGATACTACTAACTTAATTGCTATTGGAGCTAAAGACTCAAGTCGTGATGATGGTTATAGATCAATGGCTATTAATGCTGCACCTTTGCAATCACTATATGATACAGCAAACGCTGCTCAAGCAACCCTTATAACCAACCCTGTTACTGTTAATGCTTTCAATGGAGTTATTACTACGGTATCTTCAACTCTTGCTGGAGCTACTACAACTTTCTTTACAGTAAACAACTCAGATGTACTTACTACTTCTAGGATCTTGCTTACATTAGAATATGATGAAGCTGCTACTGGTATTCCAGTTGTTAGAGTTGCAGATATTGTTGCTGGTTCTTTTAAAGTAGTTATTACTAATGCTGCCGCTGCTGCTGCACTAAATGGTGCACTTAGAGTTCACTTCTTGATTATTCAATAATTATAGGTAAATTATTCCTCTTTATAAGAGGGAATTTTTTAACTAAATCACTAAGTTATGTCAATTGGAGACCTAAAAGATTACGGCAATAAGGGAAATAATTTTCCTTGGCAATACAAGATGCTTTTAGGTCTTGACACCATTAATAGTAGTATTAGTGCAGGTAGTCTTGCCAATTCTAATTCAATGGCTACTGACGCCTTTGGTAGACAAAGAGTATCTAGTCCATTTACTTTATTTGATTCAAGTCATAGATATTCAGATAATGAACTTTGGACAACAAGTACTGCAGTCGGAGGAACTGTTCTATTTAAAAATGCTCAAGGATTAATTGATTTAACTGTAACAGCTGCAGCAGGTTCTGAAGTAATTAGAGAAACTACTAAAGTGTTCTCATATCAGCCAGGTAAAAGTTTACTGATAATGAGCACATTTGTAATGAGCCCCAGTAAAGTAGGACTTAGACAAAGAGTAGGTTATTATGGAAGTGAGAACGGCTACTATTTAGAACAAAATAATACTACAGTAAGTTTTGTTGAAAGAAGTTATATTACAGGAGCCGTAGTAAACACACCTGTTGTACAAAGTAGTTGGAATATTGATCCGTTAAATGGCTCAGGACCTAGTGGTATAACTCTTGATTTAACAAAAGCTCAAATCTTATTTATGGATTTAGAGTGGTTAGGAGTAGGAACCGTTAGAATTGGCTTTGTTATAGATGGGATATTTGTTGTTTGTCATAAATTTCATCATGCAAACATAATTGCATCTACATATATTACCACAGCTTCATTACCATTAAGATATGAAATAACAAATACAGCTGCTACATCAGGAGCAAGTATATTAAAACAAATATGTTCAACTGTACTATCTGAAGGTGGGTATGAATTAAGAGGTTTACAACAAGCGGTAGGTACACCTATAGCAACTCCTAAAACATTAACCACAGCAAGTACTTTATATCCTATGGTTTCAATAAGACTGAAATCAACTAGATTAGATGCTGTAGTTGTAGCAACTGCTATTTCTATTATTGGTAACACATCAGGTAACTTTAATTGGCAAGTAATAGCAGCTGGGACAACAACCGGTGGTGCTTGGACAAGTGCAGGAACAAATAGTTCTGTAGAATATAACTTAACTGGTACTGCTTTTACAGGAGGTAGAATTTTAGCTTCGGGTTATTTTACAGCTACAGCAAGTACTAGTGTATCTGTTGATATATTAAAAGCTGCTTTGTTTAGCAATCAGTTAGAAAGAGATGGGTTAACAGGGGTTCCTTATGAGTTTACAGTAATTTTAACAGCAGGAACAGCTGGTGAAACTGCATTTGCATCATTAGATTGGGAAGAAGTAAGTAGATAAACTTAAAATAAAAAGATATGTCATTAGGAAATAACAACCCAAGTTACGGAAATAAAAGATCCAATTTTAACTTTCAGTTAAAGGTACTTCAGTTATTACAAAGAATATATAATGCTATTTAATTATGGGACTAGGTAATGGAAATCCATCATATGGTGACAAAGGTTCAAACTTTGATTATGAGTTAAGAGTACTTCAAGGTCTTGAGTGTATTGCTGTTGCTTTAGAAACTACTCCTGGTAGTATTGTAGTACTTGGATCTGGATCAGGTTCTTCAGTAAGATGTGGTAATAGTAATACAGCTAGTGGAACTTATGCTACTGTTTTAGGAAGATGTAATTCAGCAAGTGCTGATTTTTCAACAATAAGTGGGGGTTTTCAAAATACAGCATCAGGTATTTATTCAACAGTAAATGGAGGTAAAACCAACACGGCATCAGGTCAACATAGCGGAATTTTAGGAGGTGCTTTAAATACAGCATTTAATAATTGTTCATTTATTGTTGGTCATGGTATTACAAGTAATCGTGATTGCACAACATTTGTAAATGACTTAACAATAGTTAGTGCTGCTGCTTGCAGTGGTTGTGGTGTTTGTGTTTCAACTAATGGTTTACTTGTTCCTTACACCGCAGGTGGTGGTGGTGGTGGAATAATGGTATTAGGTGCAGGTACATTATCCACTTTAAGATGCGGTGTAACAAATGCGGCATCTGGAAATTATTCTGCATCTCTTGGAGGTCAATGTAATGTATCAAGTGAATTAATTTCTACAATAGTAGGTGGAGAAAAAAACCTTGCACAAGCCATTGCAGGTTTCATCGGGGGTGGTGAGTGTAATTCAGTTTGTAATTCAACAAGTGGATGTTTAGCTTTTGGTGCAGTTGTAGTCGGTGGTGTTGGTAACAATTCAACAGGCGGTACTTGGGATTTATCAACGTGTGCTTTTACTGTTGCTCCAACAATTTGTGATGCAGGTTTGTATTCATTTGTTGGTGGTGGACTTCAAAATAGGGCAACAGGTTGTTTAACATCAATAAGTGGTGGACAAAATAATACAGGAAGTGGAATTAGAAGTTTTATCGGTGGTGGTAGAACTAATACATCAAGCAATACATATTCAACAATTAGTGGAGGTTATATAAATACCTCATCGGGTTTTGCTTCTACGATAAGTGGTGGGCGTGCAAATAATGCTTCAAATAGTTTCAATACAATTGGTGGTGGTTTCAATAATACTGCTTCGGCTTATGGCTCAACCATTGGTGGTGGTTTATCTAACATATCATCGGGTAATTCTTCAGTTATTTCAGGTGGATGTAGCAACACAGCACAGGGTATAAATTCCACTATAGGTGGCGGTTGTCTAAATCAAGCATGTGTTTGTTTTTCATTTGTGGGCGGTGGTTCAAACAATAGAGCAACAAAACGTTTTTCAGCAGTAGTTGGCGGTACTGGTAATACGGCATCTGGATATACTTCTTTTGTTGGGTCGGGGTCAAATAACACTGCTTCGAGTAATCAAACTTTTGTAGGTGCAGGTTTAAGCGCAAGTGCTACAGGTCCATATTCTACTGTTGTTAATGGTCAAGCACAAACTGCAAGTGGTTATTTTACTTTTATTGGTGGTGGAGCAAACAATGTTGCAAGTGGTAAGGCATCAACAATAAGTGGTGGATACAACCATACAGCTTCTGGTTTACTTGCAACAATTAGCGGAGGATGCTGTAATTTTGCTCAAGGTATTCAAACTTTTATTGGTGGTGGTATTTGGAACTCTGCTTGTAACGTAACAAGTGGATGTTTAGCATTGGGCTCAACAGTAGCTGGTGGAGTAGGAAATAACACTACGGGAGGAACTTGGTCAATAGCAACTTGTACTTTTAGTGTTGCACCTACGCGTTGCAATGCGGGTCAATATTCTTTTATTGGAGGTGGTTTTCAGAATAGAGCAAGTGGTTCAATGAGTTCAGTGATAGGAGGAAGTTCTAATACTTCTTCTGCTCTATATACAATATCGGGTGGATGGAATAATATTGCAAGTAATGGCTTAGCAATTGCAATGGGACAAGCCAATACCACTTCAGGAAATTTTGGAGTTGCTTTTGGTAGAAATAATACATCATCTAACGCACAAACTGTAGTTAGTGGTGGATACTTAAATACTGCTTCTGGGTATAGTTCAGGTATACTTGGTGGCCAATCTAATATTGCATCTTGTGCTTGTTCATTTATTGTTGGTTCTAATATTACTTCAGATAGAGTATGTGCAACTTTTGTAAATAATCTTTCTATTAAAGATATTCCTACATCTGCTGCTGGATTACCAGCTGGATCTGTATGGAATAATCTAGGTATATTAAATATTGTATAATGATAAATAAAGCTAATATAACCTTATTAATTCAGATTGCTTTAGGAGTAATGTGCTTGATACTTATCATGAGAAGTCCTAAACAGGTCTATCCGGTCAGTACACAAAAGACTATTGAGAGAAGAATTGAAGGTAAAGAAACTTTAATAAGAGAGAAAGGTAAAGTTATTGACAACAGTAACTTAATTATATCTGAACTTAACCACGGTCTATTTGATTTACAAGCACAACTGGATGCAGTGAAGAACGCTAGAGATACATTCAATATTGTACAGATCCAGGATACTATGATTCACACACTATACCGTAGAGACAAAGAGAAAGATGTGATTATTGCAAGTCAGGATACTATTATAACAGCACAGAGATATATCATTAACTCTAAGGATACAATTATAACAACTTTAGAATTTGATTTGAAAAAGGTTAAGAGACAGAGAAACCTGTCTTACATATTAAATGCTTTATTAGGAACCGGATTAATTATTAAATAATGGAAGTAGCACAATTAGTACAGTGGGGGTTAGTAGTAGTAACAGGAGTTTTAGGTTACTTTTTAAGAATGATTCACACAGATGTAAGAACTAATACAGAAAGTTTAGGAAAACTCAAAGGTAAGATTGAACTTGTAGAACAAGAATCAAGATTAAAATATCAAGCTATTCAGGAGCAAACACAGTTAGAGATTAAGAATTTAGCAAGAAGTGTAGCTGAATTATCTGATGCAGTTAAACAATTAATATTACAAAAATAATGGATACAACAGCAGTAAGTACAACACCAGACTTTGGTGTATTTGCACAACTAGCAGACTACGGTCCCCTAGGTTTAGCAGTATTAGCCCTTGGTTATGTTGCTTGGTTATTTATCAAAAGATATCTTGATGATAACAAGAAGATGAAAGAAGAGCTTGAAGAGAAAAAAGTAGTAAAGAGAAAAACTAGGAAGTAATGTCATTTGGTCCCTTTGAAGTATTAACACAGTATGGAGTATTAGGCTTTGCTGTATTAGCACTAGGTTATTTATGCTGGATGTTTTTAAATAAACTTCTCAAAAGTGAAGAGGATTTAAAAGCAAAAGTAGAAGAACTAGAAGGTGATTATAGAGATGACCTAGAAAAGAAACTAGAAGAAAGTACTGAGAGCTCAAAAAGTTTAAAAGAAACTGTCTTGATGCTATTTGGTAAAATTAAAAAATGAAAAAGAAACTTCTTATAGTTGGTTTATTGTTTATCACAATTGTGGTAATACAGATATTCTCTAGTGGCACAGAACATGTTGTTGTTGTAAAAGATAACATACAACTTACTGGAGAAAACAAACAACTTACTACAGCAAATAAGAAACTTACTACAAGTGTAAAACAATTAAAAGCTGAGAATCAAGAGTTAACTGAAGATAAAGCTAATCTTGAGAACATGGTTTCAGCAGTAATTGGAGATTTAGATAGTACTAAATCTGTGGTAAAGGACATCAAAAATGAATTAGCAAATGAAAAAGATATTGTTCGTAAGCAGTCTAGTGGTAAGCAGTTTGAGTTTCAGCCAATCACGTTACCCACTTCAGACGGTAATTGACGGTGACTCTGTAGTTATTCTTACCAAAGCTCAAGCTGATACAATCAATGCAATCTTTGACAGTCAAAAAGCTAGGATTGCAAGGTTTAAAGAAGATACCAAAGTAAAAGATTCTATTATAGCAATCAGAGATACTTTACTTGTATACTACACAAATAGAGTTGTTGAGTATAGAACTATAGTAGATAATGTAATTCTTAAAGATGATAGATTGGATACACTGTCAGCTTGGATATATAGAAGAGCTGTAGAGAATGCTTGGATCTATTATTCATATATAGATGGACAAGTAGTAGCTGTAGACCTTTCTAATTATGTAGTAAGAAAAGATGATTACACAGGAGATATAATGTTCTATAGAAGAACAGAAGATTGTCCACCCAATAACAATGAAAATAAAGAACCAGCAAAAGGATGGGAATTAGATATTGCCCGCCCAACTAGACCTAAAATAAATACACTAAAATTAAAACAATGAAAAAGTTATTTAGAGAGTTAATTAGTGATGACAACAACATTAATGAACAAGCATTTGTAGGAGTAATATCATTCTTTGCAATGGTGTTTGTATTACTTACAGATGTAATTACTGGTATTATAGGAAATGAATTAATCATCAAAGAGTTTATCTTTGATGGCTTTATGTTACTTACCTTAGGTGCATTTGGTATTACAACTGCCGGACGCATTATGAGTTTAAAGAACAAAGCAAAGAAGCAAGAAGAAACTTCAGAAGAAGTAGTAGATTAATCATATAAAACAAACACAATGCAATTAAGTAAAAATTTATCACTAGCAGAAGTAATCAGATCAGAAACTGCTAAAAGAAAAGGAGTAAGTAATATGCCTACTGAGGCACATATTGCAAACTTTAAATTATTGGCTGAGAAGGTCTTTCAACCAATCCGTGAGCACTTTGGTGTTCCTATTCATATTAGTTCAGGATACCGTTCCGCAGCGCTTAATAAAGCAGTTGGTGGGTCAGCTACATCACAACATTGTACAGGTGAAGCAATTGATATTGACATGGATGGTACATCAATTACTAATGCTCAAATCTTTAACTATATCAAAGACAATTTAAACTTTGACCAAATGATTTGGGAATTTGGAACAGATACAAATCCTGACTGGGTTCACGTATCTTATGAGTCTACAGGTAAGCAACGTAAGCAGATCCTTAAAGCTGTTAAGCAAGGTGGAGCTACTAAGTATTTACCATTTAAGTAAGCCATGAAGTTTAGACAAAGTTGGAAAGATGCCAACAAACAGTGGGACAAAGTAATGATAAGAGTTAGAATATCTGCAATAGATATCTTAAATGTTGAGATTGATATATCCAGAAACTTCTACCTTGTCACAATATTAAACTTCACATTTAAAAATAGATAAGATGAAAGGTAAAGGACTAAAAGACACAAAAGATGCATTAACTCATTGTAAATCAATGTATGCAGAAGGTGGATCAGCTGGTACAAAACAAATGGTTAGAATGGGTAGCAGCTTTGAAACTAATGCTGATCTAAAAAACGACCTTAAAAGAGGTTGGAGAAAAGTTAAGAGAGCAGTTAGAAATGGTATCAATAGTATGAAAAATCCAAGTCATAGTCCCGCATTTAAAAAATCTAAATGCGGAGGGCCAGGTCACTATTGCTAACTTTATTAAATCCACTAAGATCCAGGTACTTTCTGTGCCTGGATTTTTTATTTAAACAAGATATATTTAAACTTATTTTGTATATTTGTTGTAAACCAATAACTTAACCAACATGGAAAACCAACAAAGCCAGGAAAATCTGGATGCTTTAACAGCAGAACAATTGCAAGCTAGAAAAGAAGAGACCAAGAAATTCTTTGAAGAAGCAATACCTTTCTTACAAGCCCAGCATACATATGAGAAACTACTTGCAGAGATTGCAGAGTATAAACTCAAAAGACTTGAATGTGATCATCAGCATGCTGTTGCTATGTATCATATCCAAAATCCACAGGAATTAGAAGAAGATAGGGAAGAAGAAGGACTTAGCCTAGAAGGAAGAGTTAATCCAGAAACCCAAAAAAGAAAGCTTAAAAAGAACTAGTCATGGCACTTGTTAACCAAGTACAGAAGAGGGTAAAAATGCCCAAATGGGATGTTGTAAAATTTCAGATAATGACTCATTGTTATATTAATAAGATAGCAATGAGTGAGTCTGATTTGAATTGCCTTACTTTACTTAGTTTTAATGAGCCGCTTGAACTTACTCATTTTTGTTATGATGCTTCTTCTGAAGAGGACTGGATATTCAAGTCTCCTCAGACAGTAAGAAACTGTATTAATAAAGCTGAGAAGAATGGATTAGTAACAAAGGATGATGACAACAAGAAGCTAATTAGGTTAAACCCAGAATTAAAAATTCAGACACAAGGTACTATACTACTGGACTATAAATTTTTAGGCAATGATACCCAAGAAAGCCAATAAACTTTATATAGAAGTAGCAGAAGATTTAGATGTATCTGAAGCACTTGTTGAAGCATTCATTGAAGCATACTACAAAGAAGTAAGACAGTGCCTCATTGAACTAAAATATCCAAGAATCAACATGGATGGTTTAGGACACTTTGTTGCAAAAAAAGGATTGGTTAAGATTAATATACCAAAGATACAAAAGGTACTAGAGAATCATGATGTATCTACATTTAAGGCATATTACAGAAAGAAAGGATTAGAAGTAAAACTTGACCAACTGATTCTACTGCAACAAAAGATAATGGAAGAAGAAACTAGAAAAGAAATTTTTAAAAAGAACAAAGATGAGAGCAGTACTCAAGACAATCTGGGAGAATAGAAAAGGCATCTTGGAGGGTATTAAAAACTCTGTAATTAGAGATGAGTTTGTAGAAGACATTGCTAGAATGAGAAATGATGTCTGTGATGTATGTGAACACCTAGATACAAACGGGAAACAGTGTGCTGTAAAAGGTACCCAACCTTGTTGTGCAGAATGCGGGTGCTCACTAGCATTTAAAACCAGATCACTTTCTTCTGAATGTCCTAAAGGTAAATGGGATGCAATTGCTACAGAAGAAGAAGAAGATAAACTAGACAACCTTAAAGATTAATATTATGTCTTATAGATTACATTTGGGTAATTCAAGTCCAACTAATACAGCATCATCATCTAATATAATAATTGGAAATTCAAGTATTAATATTGGTGATAGCAATAGTGCTTCATCTATACATTCTGTTTGGGATACTATAACTTCTAAAGGTGTTACTTTACAAGAAACTCTTGATGCACTAAGTGGTGAAATTAATACACTTAGAGTAGAGAATAAAATTATGAAGTTAAAGTTACTTGCTCTTGAGGGTAAGTTTACACAAGAAGAAGTTACTAATATCTGTAAGATGATTATGTCAGAAGATGAGGCAGCAAAAACATTAGCAGATTCCATAATTGAAAATGCCTAGTTATGAGTATAGTATTTAACGCAGAAGATCACAGTTACAAAAGTATAGATGGTTCTGAAGGAATCAACTGGACAAGTGTAACTACACTTATCTCAAGTTTGAAGAAACCCTTTGACGCAAAAGCTGTAGCTGCTAGAGTCACTAAGAACAAGCGTTCTAAGTGGTATGGTATTGAGGCTAAAACTATTGAGCAGATCTGGAAAAATGAAGCTGACAGAGCGGTAGGTTTAGGTACTTATTACCACAATCAAAGAGAAGCTGACTTATGTTCTTTAGCTTCTATTGAAAGAGAAGGCATTACAGTACCTGTGATTTCTCCATCAGGAGAACATAATGGCATTAGACATGCTCCTTTACAGAAGTTAGATCCGGGAGTATATCCAGAACACATGGTCTATCTTAAGTCTACAGGTATCTGTGGACAATCAGATTTAGTAGAAGTAGTAAATGGTAAAGTAAACATCATTGACTATAAGACTAACAAAGAGATTAAGACAGAATCATTTACTAATTGGGAAGGTGCATCAGAAAAAATGCTTGACCCTGTTTCTCATTTGGATGACTGTAACTTCAACCACTATGCTTTACAGCTCAGTATTTATATGTATATTATACTTAAGCACAATCCTAAGTTAAAGCCAGGAAGAATATTTATACATCATATTACATTTGAACAAGAAGGACAAGATGAATATGGCTATCCAATCTCAGCAAGAGACTCTGATGGTAATCCAATAGTAAAAGAAGTAATACCAATGGCTGTACCTTATTTAGTTGATGAAGTAATATCTATTCTTCATTACATTAAAGATCATCCAGTTAAAAAGAAATAATATGA